ACCCGAACCCGACCGTTTAGAACACCGGCGAATGTATTGCCTGTGTCATCGACGTTTAGGTTGGAGCTTAGAGCAGGTGTGTAATCTAGTACACCAGCCATCTGAAGAGCAGATGCAACATCTGAACCACAGATTAGGACGTTACCCTTGCCACGGCGTGTTGACTTAGCAATCTGATTGGCTTCACGCTCAATCTGGAAGACTAGGCCCTTGAACCGCTCAACGCTCCACCGACCGTTTGCATCAACGTCGAGGTCGAATGTACCGGTTGTGGTTACGTTTGACTGGGCACCGGCTGTTGCGGTGTAGTTGATTGTACGAATGACTTCGCGGTTGATTTCAGCAAGAATTTCTGCAGAGAGAATATTGCTGAGCTCGGTCTCGGCGTCTAGACCATGGATTGCCTTAAGATCCTGAGCAAGTTCCATGGTGTATTCTGCCTTGAGTGCACGTGAGACTGCAGTTACTGCAACCTTCTCAATGCTGAATGCCATCTCGGAGATGCTGTTATTAGCAGAATCGCCTAGAGCTTCAGCGGTTGATGTGCCCATGCCTGTGGCAACGGTATAACCGGAACCAGAAGCACGATCCGTTGGGTCAGAACCATCCTGAGCAGCTGCGGCACCGTCGAGTGTGGTGAATGTAACACCACCGACGCTGTTGTTAGCTGTTGAGGAGTGGCTTGTGACTGCCTCGTTGTAGAGGGCCTCTGAACCAGCCTGTGAGCTGTAACGTGGGCGCATTGCAAAGATAAGACCGGTTGGGCCTGTCATTGGCTGAACGCCGCAGACATCATATGCAATGAGGTTTGGCATAGAACGACGAACCAGTGAGATAAGTACTGGATCGAAGATGTCGACTGCACCATCGGAAGCAGTGGAGCTTGAAGCACCCATTGCGTTGGTTGGTGCGGCTTCGCCGAGTAGTGATGGCATCTGATAGCCACCGGAACCGAAAGAAGCTTCACGTGAAGCCTTTTCTTGGTTCTCTAGAAGAGTTGCTGTGACGGCGCGGCGATGAGGATCCTTAATCTCTCCGAGGTCAGGATGCTCAATGACTGGCTGCCACTTCTTCTGTAGATCTTCAGATAGGAACATTTTTTGTTTCTCCTTAACTGTAAATATCAGCCTTCATTGTTTATTTATAATAATATTATTTTCTAGCAGATTTTGAAATGGCATTCACATATCCTGCCATGGCACCTGTTGGACCTTGGATCTCTTCTTCAAGAGAAATGGGACCATCTTCATCATCGACGACGACCACATGGGTCTCTTCATCAATATCAAAATATTGTCCCTTCAGCATACCGATCTTCTTCTGAAAATCCTCAGCTGAAGAGAATTCTACACCTTCTGCAAGGCTACGTAGCTTCTCGACCTGTGTGTCGGTGAGATCTTCTGTAGCTTCTGCAAAAATTGCTTCCTTTTCAAACTGCTTGACCTTGCCAAGTAGTTCGACATTCTTATCTGTCTCTTCGTTAAGCTTGCCTTCGAGCTCATCAACCTTAGCAATGAGTTCCTCAACAACGTCAACCTTCTCTTCTGGAATGTCGACATAATGCTCTTCGAATAGACCCTTAAGGCCTTTGAGGAAATCCTCAACCATATCGGCGCGAACACCCTTTTCAATGGCGAGTTTATTTTCCTCAACCCATTCCTGAACTACGTAGTCAAGATATGAGTCAACCTTTTCTGTAAGTTCATCAACAATTTCTGTGCGAGTTACTTCGACATCAGATTCTGCTTCAATCGCAAACTTTTCAATCTGCTCGTTAACTTTTGAAACTACAGCGGCTTCGAAGATTGTTGTAACCTTTTCTTTGAACTCTTCATCGAGGTCTGAGCCGTTGAACATTGCATCAACGTCTTCCTGAACATCGATATCATCAGCTGAAATAGAAGCGAGTTGACGTGGAGCTGAATCAATGATTTGCTCTTTTGCATCGTCTTCACTTTCGACTTCTTCGCCGTACATGGCAGCGTTGATTTTACCATAAGCAGCAGCAAGATCACTTTTCTTCATTGAATTCATGTTTTGAACCATAGCATTGATCATACCAGCTTTTGTACCTGGTACCTGAACTTTCTGTATGGGATCGCCTTTGCCTTTTGGCTTTTCGTCAGTCTTTTTTGTCTGGGGATCTGGAATTTCTGAAGGATCGCCAGCGGAAGCCTTGAACTCTAAAAGATCTTCATCGTCTGAAATCTCTTCAGGAGTATCAAGAATCTCCTCAACGTCCTCCATTACTTCTAAG